GGTCGAGCTTGTCTTGCTGGGCGGCTTCTAGCGCTTCAATTCGCTCGCGAAGTGCGTGCATTCCAGAACGGACCATCGCCCAGCAGTTTGCGTCTTCTTTGTCGTATGCCTCCAGCGCCTCCACCCGCCGAACGATGGCGTCAACGCAGAATCGGTGGCTCTCGGCCTGTTCCAGCTGGACGGCTTCTAGCGCCGCAATGCGGTCGCGGAGTTCGATGATGCAGGATCCGTACCCGTCGTCGAGGCCATCATCCTGATACTCCTTCATGTTTGCCCACTGCTCAGGCGTGGCGCGGTGTTGGTCGGTCATGGCTGGGTTTCCGTCAGGTCAACAGTCGGGATGTCGCGCCATTCGTGGCCAGCTTCCGAGCCTTGCCACCACAGGTAACAGCCCTGTAGCTTCAACTCAATGGCGCCGTCGTCGGCTCTGCATCGCGCCAGCCGGTAAGCGTCGGGCGCTCCCTTCTCAACACGGGCGGCGGCGATTTGGTGCCCGACTGAAAACGTCAACGCGCCGGTTTGGCTTTCGGTGCTCATGCCCCCACCCCCACCAACCGGCGAGCGGTGGTCTGTGAGCAGCCCAGCCGCTCAGCGATCACCCGATAGGTGAGCCCATCGCGGCGCCACCGCCGGGCGCGTTGCTCGCGTGATTCGGTGGCCCACAGCAGGATCAACAGAGGCAGCAGCAGCGCGGCCAGCAGCAGACAGGTAAACGTGGTCATGGTGGTTTAAATGGTAGTGGTGGTGGCGCCAGCGGCTCGCTCGACCTGCTGACATCCACACACTACCGCATAGGTTGCGCAACTGCAACACCTACGCCATCCGCGACAGCCACAGCCGGCCAGCACCGCTGATCGACGCATGCAGCACCGTTGCCACCTTATGGGCCTGTGCATCCGGCAATTCCACTGCAGCAGCCCTCAGCGCTTGCCTGGTGGCATCCTCATCGCGGGCGCTGACGCAGGCATGGCACAGCAGAAAAGCGGCTAGATCGGGTGGGAGTTCCACTGTTGCTGTTGCGCAACTGCTCCGCTATTGTGGCAGTTCCCCACCAAGGTGCAGTTAATGCCCACCGCACTCACCGGCGATGCGCTTAAGGCCAAGGTCGCTGAACTCGGCCCGCAGCCCGAATCCGACATCGCCATCGCCTGCGGCTACATCACCGCCAACGGCAAAGCCAAGCTCTCAGCGTTCAAGGATGCCCTCCTGGCTGCCCATGGCCTGAGCCTCAAGCCCGCCAAGACCGGCGGCCGCAAGGGCAAACCGCTCTCCTTCACGGTCACGACCGGCAAGACCGGGAACATCGTGATGGCTGGCGGCTATTCCGCCCTGCTGGGTATCGAGCCTGGCGGCACTGTGCAGATCACCCATCTGCGTGATGCTCTGATCCTCACCGCTGCTGTTGTGCCGGCACCTGCCGCTACTGCTGAACCGGTCGCCGCGATCGGTTCGCCCGTCGTCACCTATGACTCTGTTCCCCAGCCTGAGCCTGCCCTGGCCGGTGCGGTTACTCCGTTCTGAACAACGGCACCGATTCATCTAGCGACGGCTGACCTTTCGGGTACAGCCGTCGCTCTGATGCCGTAGGTGTACGCAATGCCCGTGCCAGTTCGGCGCGGGCTTTTTCAATGCTGATCTCTCGCGCTTTGGCGTAAGCCTCAACGCCACGCTCATGTTCAGCTCGCCAGCGTTTGGAATCCAGCAAAACATCCTGCGTTTCGGGATCGGATTCCTCGACAGCCTCGTTGGGAACGGGGATAGCAACGCATCGGCAGCGCGGATGAAACGGAATTGGCGCCCGATCCACCGGATAGATCCTCCCGTTCCTGCTGGCACACGTCGGGCAGGTCCGCTCATCATTCGATGCCAACACCCTCACGTAACCATCGCCCCTTTCACGGGCACGCTGCAGGCTGCCTTTCACGTATGCAGTAGCCAGCTCCGACCTGGCGATCAACGCAGCACGCTGCTCAAGCCCTAGCCGTTGGTTGAGCCGTTTCGGGTCACGGGCGCCGCGTAGTGCTTCGCGAATCTGGCGTTCCAGGCGAGTGGGGCCCCAGCCACGGGCGATGCCTTCACCCACGATCTCCACCATCTGCGCACGAAACCGGGCCGTTTCGTTCTGGATAAACGCTGAGGCATTCAACGCTGCAGCGCGTACAGCCAAGGGATCAGCACCAGCGAATGGCACCATCGAATCCGGCTGGCTGACCATACGGATCAGCTCTGTTGCCAGGTCGCCTCCGAGCTGGGTAGCAGCGCGTAGGTCGCGTTCGTAGCCCTCACGCCAGAACGCCACCTCAGTGGGTGACATGAACTGCTGGGCATCCTGCAGGATCGCCCTGAACTTCGCTGTCGATTCAGCGGTGGTATATGCACCGGGCCGGCGAGTGACCTGCCCTTCAGGGTCGGTTGTGATACCGCCTATGTCGCTCAGGTAGGCGTTATACGACCGGCGAAGTGTGGTGAGCGTGCCGTCAAGCGAACGACGGAGCAGCGCGAGCGTATTGTTAACGCTGCGCCGCTCTAGTTCCGCCAGGGTTTTGGCGTAGTCATCAGCGATGCCGGTGAGCTGCCGTGGCCCTGGTGTTGCCATTCAGCGATCAGGCTGCTTCAGGGATGCAGCACGCGCCATCCATCGGCTCAGGGTCGTCGTCGTTCTCGGCATCATCGAAGGCGACCAGCAGATCATGCTTCACCATTTCGATGGCACCGACGATTTCCATCATGGACAGCGGATCGTCAAGATCCATCTGCTCCGAGACGGTGTTGTGCAGCGCTTCGTAGAGGCTTGCGGCAGACATGGTGGGTGGTGTCTGGGACGGCTTAGGTTTCCGGTTACAGCTCGCCCAGGTCGTTCAGGCCCACGTCATCGGCAGGTGCTGGACGTTCTGCACGGATGCGGTCCATTTCGTCCTCGACGCTGGTTGTGGCCTTGAGCCGGCCGGCGCGTTGCAGTTCCTCGATTGCGGACTGCACTGAGACGAGCTGCTCACCACCGGTTAGGTCTTGGAGTTGTTTGATGTCCGTTGCTTCCAGTGGCCGCTCAAACAGCGACGCGCTCATGGCGATGCCGGCATCTTCGGGGAGCTGCTCACCGGTGAACGCGCACCAGATCTGCATGAGCGATTGCACGGCGGATGTCTTGCGCTCAGCGATGCTGGCGATGGTCGCCTCAGTTTGCGCACCTTCAAGGCCCGCCTGCGTGGCGGTTTTCGTGCTGCCCGGATCGCCGTAAAGGAACCCGAGTGTCTGGCGGGAGATGAGCTTCTCAACCTCCTTGATCTGCTCACGCTGTTCCGCCAGGCTGCTGGCCGATGGTTCGGCGAAACTGAACGAACCGCCAGCGTCTAGATCAACGATGCTGTTGGGCCCGATCACCAGCGGCTTGCGGGCTTCACCAGGCGCAGGCGGTGTACGGCCAATGGCAACGGGCACCGGCATTGCACAGCGGCGGGTTTTGTTGCGCAGGTCTGAACGCTGCTGGAAATGCTCAATGCTGTGCTCCACCACCTGCCGGAGCGGCAGCTCACCCTGGCCAAACCCGGCATGCTCGGCGGGATACCAGACCACGGGCGGGAAGGGTAGCGGCTGGCCAGATGGGGTCTGGTAGAGACCTTCGGATTCGACTGAGACGGTGAGTTCGTTGCTGGCATCACGATCGATGCGGTAGACCGTCCAGCCCGCGCGGGTGATCACCTTGTAGCGGGGAACGGTGCGAACACCAAACGGCGGGTCGGGTTCTTCCTGCAGCAGCAGGATGCCAACCTGCTGCAGTGTTTCGACGCCATTGTCAAGGGCGGCGATCCAGTTGAGCACCTTGGCGCGAGGGTGCATCAGGAGATACGGCCTGCGGCCTTGGGCGATCTCTTCGGCAGCGTTCATCGGCCGACCGGCGGGCATGTCCACTGCCAGCAGCACACCACCATCACGGAGCATGAAGGTGTCGGCCTTCTCAAGGAACACCGAGATGCTGTTGCCCTCTAGGTCGATGTTGTCCACGGCATCAGCCATGGACTTAGGTGGATTGGAGAGCGAAAACTTAGACAGGATGCCGGTGAAGGCAACGATCGAGCTACGAAAGAAATCAGCGAAGACTGAACAGTTCAGCCGTGATTGATACGCCTCGGGCGGTTCGGCCTCTTCCTGCGGTAGGTATTTGGATTTAACGCCACGCAGCATGTGGAACGCGTCGTAAGCGCGATCAAGGTCGTCCTGCAGCTCGCGCAGGGTTGGATGCCGGTAGCTGGGTAGTTGTGGATCGTCTGTTGGGTGATCGAGCTGCACTGCCCACGCCTGGCCGTCATGTGGAGTTTTCCGTTACCGGCACAGCCAGATCGCATGCCACGTGCCGGCCATGAGCAGAGCACCTAGCAGGCCAGACCAGAGCGCCACTCTGATTTCATGATCACGGATAGCGCGATCCACCATTAGCCGCACGTCTTCCTGGCTCATTGGTGGATGGGAGGCGTGTGGTGTAATTGCGTAAGGTTTCCAGGCGCCTCATGCACGACCAACCGGTAGCGGTCATAAGGGATCCGCTCAACGCGAAACCATGCGCCGGGGTTGTCGCGGATGTAGCAAAGGCCCAGCGCGTGTGCTTCGGCTGCGGTGTCGAACTCAAGGAGGCTGGCCATGGCATGGCGTGGCTGTGTGGTGGTGTTCATAGCGTAGGGGTTGCGGTTGGGCAATAGCAACGGTTCAGCGGATGCGGAGCGGGAAAGCCCGGCGGTTAGGCCGGGCGGGTGGCTGGTGCGTCAGTCCACCAGCTCGGTGGTAATGCCCAGCCGCTTGGCATTCCGCCAGATCTCGCGGGCCTCTTTGGCTGACAAGATGACCCTGAAAAAACTGTCGCGGCCCCATTCCTTGCAAAGTCCGACGGTTTGATTGGCGCCTGAGCCAATCGAGCATTGGCTCATCTTCCAGGTCCGGCGCCGCAGCTCAGCACCGCTGAAAGTGCCGTTGTTGACCCAGACGGTCAGCAGCAGATCTGAGTTGTCACCGATGAAAGCATTGAGATCGCGCAGCTTGCCGGTAGCACCGCAGGCAAAGCAGTCGCCGTTCTGTATGTGGGAGAAATGTGGGAGCTTGCCGGAGCCACCGCAGAAGGGGCAGGTGCAGGTGGCGTTGTGGATTTTGGTTGCGGTCATGACTGGTGGTGTGGTGGTGGTGGAGGTCTTCCCTCCGATGCCCATACTGTAACCCGTGGCGGACACCATGGCAACCAGTGCAGGGGGCAGTTCACACAGCGTCACGTTTCCGGGCTCGTCGTTTCCGCTCCGCATCAGCAGCCCGGCCTTCAGGCGTCAGCTTCCAGCACCGGCTACACAACGGCGCTGTGCGGTCGCTGATCACGCTCCGGCCGCACTCAGGACAGGTGGGCAGCTGGGGGAGCTCACTAGCCTGGCGGAGGCGGAAGCGCTGGGTTTTCTCGCGGCTGGGTTGGCGGGGCATGTCAGTTCAGATCGACAGGCCGAGCGCTCTGCTGCGCAGCCATTCGGGGAAGTTGCCGTGTACTTGGTGGCCACCTGTCTGGTGGTAGTTCTTTCGCTGCACTTGGAGGTCTAGGCAACTCAGATCTTCAGACTGCCAGGCAGTGAACGCTTTGGCGCATGATGCCATCTTTGCTTTGCGGTTCCGTTGGCGAGCCTCTTCGGCAAACACTTCTTGTTTGATTTGCTTGCTGGTCTTGCCGCTATTACGTGCTGCACAGGTGCGGCCGTAATGCAAGATCCCGCCATCGCTGAGTTTCATAGCGACAGTGGCTTTTAGATCAGTGCGACCGCAGCAGTCGCAGGTGTCGATCTCGTCAGTGATGTAGAGCGCTTGCATGGCTGGTGGAGTGGTGGGGTAGGCGCCGGATAGGCTCCGGCGGGCCGTGGGGTGGGTTAGGCGGCGGCCAGCTGGCGACGCTGGGCCCAGCGCTCTTCCCGCTTGGCTTGCATCTTGGCGTGGTGGGCATCAGAGGCATGCACCGCCTTGAGCGCCTGAGCGTAGAAGGGGTGATCAGGGCGGACGCGAATCCGGTCTGTCTCGAAGTAGTCAGTCATGCTGTCGGAATCGTTCTGAACGTCAAAGGCCTCCCACACCTCAGCAGAAAAACGGCGGTAGTTCTTGGCGTAGATGGTGATCGTGCCTTGGGGGTGATTCAGGGTGTTGCCGATGCTGAAGCTGGCTTTCTGCAGGGGTCCGTTGTTGACTTTGATGCCGTTCCAGAAAAACTTGAAGGTAGTGGTCATGGCTGGTGCGGTGGTGTGGTGGGCGGGGCTCTCTCGCCCCTGTGATCACACTGTAACCCGTGGCGGACAGACTGGCAACCTTCGGGCAGGCCGGTTCACAATCCGTCATGCAACCAGCAGCCCCAGCTGCAGTACCTCTAACAGTTGATGGTCTTGCAAACCCAAGCTAGACGTCCGGGAATTCCCCCAGTAGCCCGCCATCGGCATCCACAAAAAACTTCCTCGTAGTGGGGATCGGCACCCGGCACAGTGCATGCAGCCAAGCGGCGCCGAGAGCAGTTGTCATCCACCTGCCTGGCTCTTTGTGGGTCGTGATCGCGCCGCATTCTTGCAAACATTGCAGTGCGTCCCTGACGGCAGGCGCATCAATCCTGGGATGGGGCTCGGGGCAGCAGTGGCAATGGATCAACACCTCGATAGCATTGGGCGTTTGAAGCGTGATGGGCTTCATAGGTTGGTGGGCAATTGCCATAAATCCTACCGTTGCAGTTGGGCAATGGCAACGGTTCAGGCGACGATGAGCCCCAGCTGCAGCGCCGCTGCCTCCAGCGCCTTCCGCGACCGCTTCCGCCTAGGTGCCTTCGGCTCAGGCGTGACCAGCGGCACGGTGATCTGTAGACCCAGCTGCAGCACCTCCGACAGCCGCCGGCCCTGCAGGATTGCCTTCACCCGGCGGTGGAACTGCTCCATCGGCCCGGCAGGGTATGCCAAACGTCTGGGGTTGGCCCACCACTTCAGCAGCAGCCCGCGATCGGCAGAATGAATGTTCCCCCATGCGGTGTTGACCAGATCCTTGAGCGGATCAATGCGGGGCAGCTCCAGCTCAGGTACGTCGTAACCATCAGCGCCATGGATATCGTCAAGGTTGGCGGTGCCGGTCATCGCGCCAAGCATCTCTGTGAGATCAGCGATGGTGAGGCCTGAGCGCTCGGCAACATCCTGAGCGGTCAGGTCGGGATCACTCATCAGGCGCTGCACCTTGCCCCACTTCTCCCGCCACTTTGTTGGAAACTTCATGGCGAACCCACGATCGCGGAACCAGTGCAGGATCTCCCCTTGGATGAACGGCACCACGATGGTGGACAAGGCGTAGGGCTTGCCTGAACCTGGGTTGAGGCGGTCGGGGTCATACCGCCGGCAGCCACGGATCAGGCCGACGTAGGCAATCGCCTCCAGCTCGTCATAGGGCTGGCCGGTCTTGCGATGGAACCGCCAGGCGGACTGCCGTGCCAGGCCGAGGTTGGCGGTGATCAGATCCTCGCTGATCGCGGTGGGGGTGGGGAAGGTGGTTGCGGTCATGGGTGGAAGGCCTCGCGCTCACCGTTGCCAACGATGCAGGCCTGACCATCGGGCATGGGACCACCAGGCCAGACAGGCTTCGGCACGATGTGCAGCGGCGCGGGCCAGAACCCGTGGCGGGTGGGGACGTGTGACCTGAACGCCAGCCACCGCCAGCGCTGATGGCGTCTGCTGCGCAGCGTGGTGGTGAGCCGCTGCCAGAGCGTCGGCCGCCAGTCCACCATGATCACCTCGCCGGTGTCAGGGTTGCAGGCGAAGACATGCTTCAGCCGGCGGCCGGTGGCATCGAACACCCAGCAGCCTTGCGGGTGGCGCTCGAGGACCTCGGCGGCGGTGATCATCACAACCTCGCCTCCACCTCGACGCGGTAGCTGGCGGGAGCGCCCAGCACGATCACAGGATCAATAAACACGTTGGTGACCGTGGCGCCGGTGTCAGCCGAGAACTGCCGCAGGGCATTAGCAATGATCTGCTCAAGCGCGGCCTTGGCCGCTTTGGCTTCGGGGATGGTGGTGGTCATGGCGCATGCGGTGGGTAAGTGATCACCTGAAACCCGGCGTCGTGGAGAGCCGGCGCTGCCTGGGTTTGAAGGTGTCGGCATCAGCGAACGGATCTGGTGGCGGTGCACCAGACCCGTGGCCGTAGTGGACTGTTGAAACGCGCATCGGGCCGGTGCCCTGCACGTAGTTTACTGCCTGCGTGGTGGAGTCCACGAGGTCATCGAACGTATCGCCAGGGAACCTGACCAACTGCGACACCAACACCGACAGCAACGGGTGGTTACGCGGCAGCCAGACGCGGCCCTGGTTGAACTCAGGCGTAGCAGCATTGGCGCGGGCGATCTTCCCGCCAATGGGGTTCACAGCGATCACGCTGAACCCTGCAGCGGCACGTTTCAGGGTGCTGATCACAGCCGGGCCGTTGGCCTTGTCTTCCACCAGCAGCTCACCGAACCCCCAGGTGGGCCACAGCGCGGCAATGGTGTCCATCGTGCCGGCGAAGTCGAGGCGCTGGTTGATCATGTCCAGCAGCCACAGCCCGGCGCTGCCCTGGCCCCAGAGCGTGAAGGCCACCATGTCCGTTCCGGCTGAGTCTTTGAACGCGCAATCGATCGATGCCAGGCGCCGCACGAACCGACCGGGGAGCGTTGCATCATCCGGCTGGCCGGGGCGCTCGGCGGTGCCGTAGTAGCGGAACATCTCCGCACTGAAGATGGTTCCCTTGCCGGGTGTTGGCCGCTGCTGATACAGCGCCTCCCAGTCGCGGATAGGGGTGTTGAGCCGTTTACGGCGGGCCCATTCCTCGTCGTATCTCGACGGGTCCAGTGCCTGGCCAGGCTCGCGGTCGTCTGGCTCGCGGGTGACCAGGGTCGGCAGGGGTTTGATCACCGGCTCAGCGATCATCGGCAGGCTGATGACGTGCCAGGGCTCAGCCGCGTCGCCGTCGCCGTCACGTTCCAGCTGCTCCACCTGCTGCAGCAGCCAGCCGATCAGGTCGGCCTCTGCCCAGCGGGTGTGGGTGATCAGTTTGATGCCGCCCGGTTCCTCGCGGGTGTTCAGGACGGTTGACCACCAGTTGTACAGCTGCCTGCGGTAGGCGGCAGATTCAGCTTCCTCCCGCCCCTTGATCGGGTCGTCCACGTTGAGGAAGTCGGCCGGCAAGCCCGTTCCTTTGCCGACGCCTGCAGCCCAGAACCCACCCAGGCCGCCAGCGGTCTTCCAGCGATCCTTGCCGGTGCTGGAGGGGTGCAGTGTGCCACCAGAGGCGAGGTAGTAATCCCGTGCCGCCTCACCGAACTCTGCGGCGAGCGTCTGGGTGTTAGCACCCTGGCCCCAGGTGCGATCGGGATAGCGGCGGAGGAAGTAACCAGGCAGGAACCGGCTGAAGATGGTGGACTTGTAGTGCCTAGGCGGGAGTTCCACCATCAGGCGTGGTAGTTCACCATCAGCAACACGCTGGGCGATGGCGATCAGGCGGTTGGTGTGACGGGTGAAGGTGAAGCTGGGGAAAACGGTGGCGATGTAGTCGCCGAAGGATTTGGTGTATAGCTCAGACAGTGGCAGGGTTGAAACCTGCAACGGGTCTGCGAGCACGTGGCCGCCTGATCGATCGGCGGTGAGAATGCTCATGACACCAGCTTCGCCAGCTTGGCGGCAGTATTGATTGCACCTAGCGCAATGTGATACTGCTTCGCCTTGCGTGCTTCAAGCTGTAGTGTGCTGCACTGGCTGAGCAGATCAGCGATCATCTGCGGGCGTTCTAGGTCCCAATCAGCACGTAATTGATCGCGTGCGGCGGCGAGGTAATCACTGCAGACGCGATCACCAACCCCCCATTTCTCAGCAGCAAACCGCACACAATCAGAACGGCGGCCACCATGCGCGATGATTTCCGCGAACTTGCGAACGCGAATCTCGAACTCTGCAGAGGATGACCTGGCTGCCATCAGGTAGCCACCGGGATGGGATTGGAGCGTCCGGGTCGGTTCTGCCCCGCCGCCTCACTGGTGGACCCAGGAGTCGCCTGCTTCGGACGCATGCTCTGTCCACGATACATGGATGCCCCCATCTCGTCGATCTTGCTGAACGGCAGGATTGGCACGGTTAGCCGTTCGCGGGCGGCGGGGTTCAGGAAGTAGATGTATTTCAGCTGAAACCCTATTGCCGGGACCGCTCCTAGTATCCGTGCGTTTTTCTGGTAACTCCAGGCGCTTGATATGTCTGGCCTAGCCCTCAGTTCAGCAAGCATTAACTTCCCGGTCATGCAGAGATTGTTGACCACTCTGCCATCTGGCAAGCGATAAAGACTTTTGTTTTCCTTGATGTCTATCAGATGAAAGCCTGAAGCCCTGTAAATGGTTCCGTCTCCGCATTGGCACGCATCTGAAAAGCTGACAATCCACTCAATCCAGGGGTAGGACCCCTTTATTAATCGAAAGGCGATAGATAGAGAGCGGCTTTCGCTGTTGCGAGGAAGGCGATCAGAGAAAGCCATCCTGTTTAGCTCCATCGCTCCAGTCCATTGCGTACCCTCTACCAGTGGCAGCATTTCACGCTGCTTCATGCTGTTACCGAATGACATTACCCCTTCGGCTTTGCCTTTCCAAAACACGCCTAAATGCAAGCGGCTGTTGTTCACTGGCTTGCCACTGTAGTGATAGCGGCGTACTAAATCTCTGGCTGCGGTTGCCCCGATCGGCGCCACTCGCAGATCCTTAGCTGAGCCCATGGTCGCCACCCCAGCTCAGGAACAGCTCGGCCACTCTCGCCAGTGCGTTGCCGTTGCTGTTCTCGTTGCCCGTCTCAATAAATGGCCCGATCGTCTTGGCCTTTTCGATCGCCTCCTTGATGATCTCGGCCTGATCGTCGTGCAGGGTGAAGGTCATCTGCTGGATAGGCTCGCGGTCGCCTGATGGCAGGTCGGGCATGCCGTCCAGCTCATCCACCTCCGGCGCCAGCAACCCGCTTAGCTCATCTGCTGACCATCCCAGCAGGCTCAGGTCGAAGTCATCCGATCGCAGATCGTCAAGCTCGGAGGTGAGCAGGTCCAGATCCCAGCCAGCGTTGAGCGCCAGCTTGTTGTCCGCGAGCACGTAGGCGCGTTTCTGCGCTGGTGTGAGGTGATCCAGCACCACGACGGGCACGGTGGCCATGGCCAGCTCACGGGCGGCCTGTAGGCGGCCGTGGCCGGCGATGATGCCGTCCTTGCCGTCCACCAGGATCGGGTTGGTGAACCCGAACTCCTGAATCGAGGCAGCGATCTGCGCCACCTGCTCAGCGCTGTGGGTGCGTGCGTTGCGGTCGTAGGGGACCAACCGATCCAGCGGCCAGTGCTCAATGCGCTGAGCGGCCTGGATGGCTGCGGCGGCTGGCACGGTGGCGGTGCGGTGATCGGCGACAGCTTACCCCGTCCCGTAGCGGTTGTGCAACCGCACTACACGGCAGGCTCCAGGGCGATGTCCACGCCATCAGGGCCGGGTGTGAGGCGCAGCCAGACACCACCGAGCGATTTGGGCATGACGATCCGCTCGACGGCCCAGCCGGCGCCCTCCTGGAACTCTTCCTTGTAGGTGCCGGTTTGGACGTGCCAGCGCTGTGCGATGCGCTGGCGGCCGGCGGCCGTGAGGCGGTAGCAGGGGTGGGAAACGATAGTGCGTTCGTGGTTGTGGCCGTTGACGTAGAGGTCGGCCTCTGCGACGGCTGCATAACGCATGCCACCGAGGGTGCCCTTGGTCACGATGCCGCCCCATGCACCGTGATGGAAGAACAGGGCAACGCGGCGGATGCGTTCACCACGGGTTTTGCCAGGGCGGTAGAAGGTGAACCAGATCCAGCCCTGGTAGCGCATGTGCTCGACGGGTGAGCTGTAGCGATCCCGCATGAGGCGGGTCATGTTGCCAAGCGGGTCGATTTCGTTGTGGTTAATGATGGCGGTTTCGTGGTTGCCATCGCTCATCATGAGGATGGTTTGCGCGAAGGGCTTGAGCCATTCCGCGCATTCGCTGAATACCAGATCGAAGTAGTTGCTACCAAGGTGCTCAGGGCGTATTGAGGACTTAGAACCACGACGATCTTTCTTGCCTTGCATCAGGCAAAGGATGTCACCAAAGAAGAGGGCATGACCGCCACGGCCTTGAACGTGCTTGAGGTGTTTGCGTAGCAGTTCGCGGTCGCAGTGTGGGTTGTCGAGGTGAATGTCTGATGCGAGCAGGAACTCGTGGGGATCAGCGTGGCTGTAGGGGATGCGGATTTCCAACAGCTCAGGGCTGTGGCGGATCAGCTGGAGCTTGCTGAGCGTCACCCGGTTTGTTGCTGTTGCTGCAGTTTGCCTGCCCAGAGCGGATGTGTTGCGGGTGGGCAACGGATCCAGGTGGTTGCCAACTTCCAACCTCTGCCAACCTTTGTCTTAGGAGGCAGGAAAACGGCTATTCCTGCCTCCTACCCCCTATCTCCCCTCTTTTTATCAATTCTTCTTAAGAGGTTAGAAGGTTAGCAAGGGTAGAAGACGCCATGCGCCGCAGCCGATTTGCCGCTGCTAACCTCTGCCGACCAGGTTGGCAATCCCGTCAGTCCAGGGTGGGTCCCAGGATGAGACAAAAAAAGAGGTCAGCAAGTTGCCGACCTCATGGGGCGATGGTTAGCAGCTGCTCAGCCCTTGGTGAACACCCAACGTTGGACACCAGCAACGCTGCGCCGAGCCTTGCCGTAGCCGAGTTCGCGCATGATGGTGGCCACCTGCATTTGATCGGCGCGGGTCTGCCGTTCAGTGGGCTTAGCGATGGCTTTGCTGAGGATCGTCTCTGACGTGAGTTCAGCGTTGAAATTGCTAGGCCTGGACAGCCAGTCAACGATGGGCGTCTTCCACGGGTTTTCCACCTGATAGTTTTCGTTTTCTTGGCTGACGATCGTGGCCAGTTCAGGCGGCAGGAAGTTGGCTTCACCGTCGCGGTAGGCCTTGACGGCACCAGCCCAGATGGCGTCCCGTTCGGCCATGAGGTTAGGCGTGTCGATTGGATTGGTTTCGGTGCAGGTGGTAGGAACAACCCAGAACCGGCGGTTACCGGTGTCGTCTTGCAGGAAACCGGTTGAGCGGTTAGTTGAGCCGACGATGATCCCGCGCCTAGGGAATGCTTCGGTTGCTTTGCCGTAGGGCACGCGGAAAAGGTCGGTCGATTGCGAAAGGAAAGATTTGATCTGGCCGGCGTGCTTTCGGCCCATGATGTGGTCGAGTTCCGCCCATTCCATGATCCATGAGCGGTGCAGAACCATTAGGTCGTCTTTGCTGGAGATGTCGCCTAGGGCATCAGAAAAGAACGCGCCGCCGAGGGCAGACCAGAAGGATGATTTGCGGGCGCCTTGCTCACCCATCAGGACGCAAGCGGTATCGTGTTTGCAGCCCGGCTCAAAGATCCGTTTTACGGCACCGATGAGGGTGCACCGGATCATGTGGTCGTAGATGGTGGTTTTGCCTAAGTCTGCGTCTTCGGGCCTGAGGTATGCGCTTGCTAGGCCGCCGATGTAGGCCGGCTCAACCGTGGCGGCGACGTGCTCCAGGTAGAGCGCCACGGGGTCGTAGGGGTGTTCGTGCGCGACCTGGACTAGGCAGTCCACCGCGAGCTCCTTGGAGACCTTGTAGCCCTGCTCAGCGAGCGAGAGGTAGAACCGCTCCGCGCCTTCCAGCACGGCGCCGTCCATCTCGATCTGTTGAGAGAAGCGGTTGAACCGGATCCGGTCGGAGCCAGCCTGTGCGCGAAGCATGGTGAGCAGCTCAGCTGCGTCCACGGGCTGCAGCTTGCCGGGTGATGACGAGATTCCTTGGTTGAGTTCAGAGACCTGCTTGGCCAGGCCTTTGATCTTCGCCTTTGTGCGCTCGAGATCTGGCGAGCTTGGTTGGAGCCCCTTGAGCGTGGATCGTGCTTCCTTTAGTTCCGACTCCAGTTCACCGATCGTCTTGGCGTTAGGCGAGGAAGCCAGAGCAGTGGTTCTAGGCGGCAGCGCCGGCCTGGCAGTCCGGGTGTGGAACCTCAGCCGCGATTCGAGCTTGTCGAGGGGGGTGCCGGGGTGTGGGTTGTGCGCGGCCGCGCCATCGAAGCGCTTGCGGGCCTTGCGTGCGTCGAAGTCCCTGGCCTTGGCCTGAGCTGCTGAGATGTGCTGCTCAAAGGCCTCAGCCGCTGTGATGTCGGGGCGATGGCCCTGATCGATGATCCATTGCTCGGTACCCTGCAGGTCGAGGGCCAGCTTGAGCTGATCGTCGTTCCACTGACCAGGCGTGCCGCCAGTTTCAACGAGCGTGCGGCTGTCAAGAGTGATGAAGTCCAGCAGCGGCAGGGTTGCTGGGATGATCGGCTGAGGTGTGACGGTGAGCAGCGGTGCAGGTTGCGGCTCGGGATCCTCAAATAACAGGGCGATCAGCGCCTCTGGCGCCTCAGCAACGCCGGCTTCTGCGGGTGATCGGCCTTTGATCCAGCGGTAGCTGCCGGTGATGGGGTGAGCGCCGATGACGACGGACTGGTGACGATTCCAGCGAAGGTCGAGCTGCTCAGCCTTGCCGTCAGCGTCCACCTTGCCGGTGTCGAAGACGCGGCGGTTACGCATCCTGGGCCAGTAGCGCTCAGGCACCGTGAACAGCACCTGAAAGCGGCCATCGCGGCCAGAGGTGCAGGTGGCGGTTTTGGGGAGGCTGCGGGGCGGGATGCCTAGTTTTTCGAGCTGCTCAGTCGCTGATATGCCGTCGTGATCTAGGAACAGGAGGCCACCTGAAATCGGTCCAGCGATGACGCCGATGGCTTTGGCCTTGACGATCCTCTTCTCAGTCTTCTCTCCTACCTTGAACTCGATTTCGCTGCCAATGGTGATCTCTTTGGCGGCTTGCTCCTTGGTGAGCGGGTTGGCTTGCCAGTTGTCTAGGTAGGGCCGCTTGTTGCCGCTGACGGCAACGAGTCCCCAGGATGCTGGAAGCTCCTGGAGCTGTTCTAGGAGCGTTGGCATCGTCAGTTGCGGGTCTGGTAACGAGCGAACGCCTCACGGCGCCGGTGGATCTCTGCGTAGCACTCAGCGCAGACCAGTTGAAGGTTTGCCGGGTCGTCAGTGCCGCCATGCTTCACCTCGATGATGTGGTGCACCTGCAGGCACACCGAAGGCCGCAAGAGCTTGAGGTGATCCTCTTGGCGCATGCAGTGCCAGCAATGGGAGCGCATGGCCTCAGGCAGCAGATGCTTGAGGCACTCATTCGTTTTCCGCCGTGGCTTGCGGTCTTCAGATGGCTTAGGAATCCAGAGGAAGCCGTGCTGCGGGCAGCGGATTGATCCCCAGTGTTGAGTGTCTGGCCTGGGGTTGAAATCGCAAGGGTGACCGCACTTGGGGCAGTCATGAAGCGAGGGGTAATCGCTCATGGATCAGCCCTGTCTGCGGATGTCGCGGGCGATCAGGTGGCGGATGAATGCGGCCCGGCTGCAGTCGTGGCGGGAGGCTTGGAGGTCGAGGTGATCAACGAGGGTGTCAAGCATCTCGAAGGTGGCAGCGCGGGGGCTGTCGCCTGGCGGGACTGGGGTGAGGGCGACGTGGGTTGTGTCGCGGTCGCGGTCGGTGATCACCAAGCGGCGCAAGTACGCGGCACGAGAGCAGCCTTCGTAGTGGGCCTGAGCGTCGAGGTGCGCGAGGTGCTCAGGTGGGAGCTCCAGGAAGATGGATCGCTTACCGGCGACTGGGGGCCAGGTGGGCATGGGTGCAGCGTGGGTGGTGTTGATCCGCATTATAGGGTTGCAGTTGCGCAACCGCAACGCTAGGATGTGAGAGCCACCGCACCGAAGCCCCGCTCCCTGACGATGCCGACCACTGCCCGGACCAGGCGGTGGGTCTCAATCGGCCTCTCATCTGTACGGGTCCCATCGAGGACTGCCGCTGGTTCCAGGTTGATGACCATCCGGGCGGCAGCAAGCGGGGTGGGCGGTGGCTGTTATTCACCACACACGCACCACAGCCATGACCACCCCCACCCTCCGCCCCTACCAGCAAACCTTCACCGCCGACATCTCCACCGCCCTGCGTATCCACCGCCGCGTGGTGGGCACGATGGCGACCGGCTCAGGCAAGGGCACGGTGGCTGCGCACATGGCGGCCACTGCTGCCGAGCGCGGCCACAGGGTGTATGTGCTAGCGCATCGAAAGGAGCTGATTGAGGATCTCTCGGGCCGGATGAGCAGTCATGGCGTACGCCATGGTCTGATCGCCATGAATCGAAGCATGGACCTGAGCCAGCCGGTCCAAGTGTGCAGCGTGGACACCTTGGCCAGGCGGCTGCACAAGGTGCCGGCGCCAACGCTGATCATTCAGGACGAGGCGCACCATCTGATCGAAGGGAACAAGTGGGGCAAAGTCATCGCCGCATGGCCCAAGGCCTATCTGGTGGGGCTCACGGCAACACCACAGCGGCTGTCAGGTGAAGGCCTGGGTGAGGGTTACGGCGGATACTTCCGGCATCTGGTGCTAGGTCCTACCGCTCAGTGGCTGACCGATGAAGGGTTCCTTGCCAGGGCAAAAGTGCTGGCACCACCAGGGATCGACCTGTCTGGTATCAAGAACTTTGACACGCCGACCGGCAAAGCGAAGGCCTCCCAAATCCTCGGCACTCGCGAAGCGATGGGCGATCCTGTTGGTCATTATCAACGGGAGATTGCGCCTATCCACAACGGCACGGTGCTGGGATTTTGCGTCAGCGTCCCGCATGCCACAGCGATGGCTGAGCTGTATCGAGAGGCCGGAATCCCTGCAGCGGCTTTGGATGGCAAGACCGATCCAACCCTGCGCCGGCAGATGATCAGCGACCTGGGTGATGGAGTGCTCAAGGCGCTGTTTAGCTGTGAAATCGTGAGCGAAGGCACTGATATTCCCAGTGTCGCAGGCGTGCAGCTATTCAGGCCCACAGACAGCCTGTCGCTATATCTCCAGCAGGTAGGCCGTGGGTTGCGGAAGTGCGACGGCAAGCCGTATGCCGTGGTGTTGGATCACGTTGGCAACAGCCACCGGCACGGCCTCCCGACCGATGATCGTGAGTGGAGCCTAGAAGGCAAGGTTGGCCGCCAAGGTGGCGAAAAGTCGCCATCGGTAAAGGTCTGCCCCCAGTGTTTCAGCTGCATGCCCTCGGCAAAGGCTGTGTGCCCCGACTGCGGCCACCAGTTCACGCCTGAGCGGCGAGAGATCACGACCGTGGACGGTGAGCTGGTTGAGATCCAGCGGCGGGAAGCCAAGCGCGAACAAGCCCAAGCCCAGACCGTCGAAGACCTAATCGCGATCGGCAAACGCCGGGGCATGAAAAACCCCCGTGGCTGGGCCCGGCACGTGATGGCGGCCAGGCAGGCGAAGGGCAACTGGAGGGCGGTGGCGTGACCACTCGAGCCCCAACCTTCCAGATCACCGACAAGGGCGGCTGCATCGGCCGGTTCTGGTGGGTGAACACGATCCCCTATACCGGCCGGGAGTGGTGGCCGGAACTCTTCCCGTTCTGGGGTACGTCGCACTGGTATCGGCCATGATTGATCCCACATACCTCGCCCAAATCCGCCGGCAATATCGCGCCGAGCTGGTGATTGCCTTCGTGCAGCTTGAACAGGTTTCGCCTGGATGGTGGTCAACTCAGATTGAAATGGCTGAGCAGCTTGGCACTGAGCGCCGCACGCTCACCGATGCACTCACTCGACTGCGTGAGGACGGTCTGATCAGGACGACCGTAATGGGTAAGAACGGTGGCACTTGGCTGTGGTGGGTGAAACGCTTCCCTGATGACAAGCCGCTGGCAGGTGCCGAACCGGGATGGCGGATTCGGGACATGACAACTCAAGCTGTCATCAAGATCCCCATCAGCCGCCGTTGGAGCTGGGCAGATGCGCATGAGATCCCGAAGGCGACTATGCAGTCATTCCTGAACGGGTATCAGCTGACGTTGCGCCGCCGGTGGCGAATTGTCACGAGTCCGTGGGATGAGGTGGGAGCAGAGCAGGTGAGTGGGTGCCGTGCGTAGCTCACGCCGCTTCCCGCTGCGCCGCACCCAGCCAGCCATCGATTCGTAATGCACGGTCGGGGCAGTGCCAGGCCTGAGCGGCGAACCACTCCCGCCAGCTGACGCTCGATTTAGCCAGGTTGCATCGCCGGCAGGCTGGCACCAGATTCTGGGCCACGGTCAGGCCACCAGCGGAGCGCGGGATGACGTGATCCAACGTGTCTGCGCGTTCAGCACAGTAGGCGCACTGGTGACCCCAGGCCTCAAAGATTCGTGCTCTGAATCGGTGTTTGGTTGCTCGTTTGGTCTGGAGTTCGGTTTCATCGATCAGCGATCGGAACTCCGACATGGGCAGCGAGCCTCTACCGGTAGGTTTCCTGTCGGGTTAGCGCTCGGCGATGACGGCCCAGCCGGTGTTGGCGCCCTCGACCATCCACCGAGGCCCAAAATTCCGCCGGCTGTATCTGGCGAACCGTGCCACACCTCCCAACGTGGTGCCGTTCACCATGTCAGCTTCGCCGAAGGGGTCATGCACGATGAGGTGATCTCGGGTGTGGCCTACCACGATCAGCCAGTGGCCGCCGCCGGATGGTGCTGACACGGGGCCACGGTGCAGGAACCCGCAGGGCACGGGGATGCCCTTGGCGATCTGATCTTCCACCACTCGCCAGCCGGCCACCTTGGTGAATCGTGCCTTGACGCCATAGCTCGACAGCGCCCTGATCTGCGCGGTTGGGTCAGTGGTGTCGCCGAACTGCTGGACCCGTTTGAGGTACTGGTCGTCGCCGTTCGGGCCGGTGAGCGTGCCGGGCTTGAGGTACTGGAGCAGCATGGCGCAGCTGGAGCTGAAACACATCCGCGCCGCCTGGGCCCGGTCGGCTGAGTCCATCTGCGCGTACCAGGGCACTTGCAGCGGGTTTCCGTAGCCGGTCTGCTGCTGCAGCTGCTGCCCCAGGAACAACGACAGCTCTGCAGCACGGCGACGGGTGAGGCCTGCCTCGACTGGGGTTCCTTTGTTGATCCACCTGGGGAGCTCCTCGGCGGCCACCTTGGCGGGATCCTCACCGGCCAGGATTCGGCGCCGCAGGGTTGAATCCTGCATGGCGCCGACGCCGATGTTGTAAGTCCAACTTACAAGTGCCGCCACCCTGTTTCCTGGCCAGCTGGTGACTGCAGGGATGGCACGGGCGAGCGCGTCGTAGAACCGCTGCAGGTCGGCGTTCAGCTGAGCATCGGCCTGTGCCTGGCTGATGGATTGGCCCTCACGCACCACCTTGCCGCCGATGGTGGTGCTGCCCCATCCGATCGTTGGCACACCAGCAGGGCAGATATAGGCCTGGAGTTTGCAACCCTCAAATTCCTTCACGATCCGCTGAGCCGGTGCTAACCAGGCAGCCACGGGCGCCGGTGCCGCCGGGCTGCCAGCGGCCCTCCAGCCTTCGGTGAACTCCTGCAATATGTCCGGGTGCGCCTTCAAGCGTTCATCCAACCGTCCCAGAGCGGCCAGCTGGTGAGGTGTGATCGATCCGACCCGTGCGACGTGCTCAGCAGCGGCGCGGACTGAGGCGAGTGTCATTTCAGATCAGGCAAGCGGTCGCCAGTGGCTTGATCGGCGTGGGCGTAGAGGCGAAACAGGACCGGTTTGAACAGCAGCTCCACAACGGCTGTCCAGGCGAGCTTGGCCAGCAGCAGATCGGCCACCAAGTGGAGATCGTTCATGCGTCCGGGTCGGTCGGGAATCTGCGGGCGCCAGGCGGGGCGTCGTCCTTACGGAGCCTGGGATTCAATGTTTCGTAGCCCAACTGGAACGCACCACCGGCAGCACCGCCCAGGCCCATAAATGGCGCACCGGTCAGCCAGCACTTGTCCACCTCGCCACCAGAGCGACGGCAGTCGATGATGTAAACCGTGCCCACCAACACTGAAAGGGTGGCAGCAGAGAACATGCCGGCCAGGATGCTCTGGCGATTCATCGATTCAGCTGCAGGCGGGCTACCTGAGTTTTCCGGCCTGCAAGAAAAAACCCCGCCGGACCAGGGCGGGGCGAGAAGTGTTCTCTGGTGGCACTATGGCGTTTCACAATCGCAACGGCAGCGAATGTCAGAACATGCTGTTCAGCAACGGATCCTGCTGAGCTGCGGCAGCGGTGACGTGCGGCTGTGGCGGAACAACACCGGACTGGGCTGGGCCGGGCAGTCCACCAGGGTGACGGCTGGGAACCTGCGGGCGGTGGCGGCTGGTCTGCGGCCTGGTGACGTGGTGATCAGGAACGGCCGGCCGCTGCACGCTGGCCTATGCGTCGGGTCGAGTGACCTGATCGGCTACCGGCGGGTGGGTGAGCTGGCACAGTTCGTGGCGCTGGAGGTGAAGAGCAAACGGGGCCGCCCCACGGCGGAGCAGGCAACGTTTCTCAACCACATCGCTGCAGCGGGGGGCATTTCGGGTGTAGTTCGTAGCGTTGCGGAAGCACAATCGCTACTGCATAGCGCGACACCAACCAATAGCGGTACGGTTGGCCAATGAAACTAACCGCAGGGGCTCACCCCGATCTGCCGTTCCCGTTTTCCAACGGCCCCGAGCCACCGCCAGAACCGCTTGGCGGGCTGGCAGAACCCTTGCGGCTGGCGACGATCCGACACGAAAACGGGGTGCGGCACCTGTCATCGCTGCTGAACTACTGGCTGACGCGATCAGGGCTGAGCTATGAGCAGCTGCTGCTGATTGCTGATTGGGGCCTGAACGAGCGGGGGATGCTGGATAAGGGCACCCTCAGCCGGATCAAGTCTGGCAGCCGCACACGTGGCGCCAGCTGGCGACATTTGGACGCCATGGCGGCCGCCAATCAGGCGATCTGGCTGTGGCAGGTAAAGGGCAGCGAGTACGCGCATCGGAAGCTCGGGCCCCATACAGGCTGGGGCGTGCAGGATAAATGGCTGGATTCCGCCGCATGGCTGCCGCATCCTGATCATCCCAACGAACCGCTGGAGTTCGCCGACATGGCCGAGGTGCTGGCCGGCTACCTCGACCTGCCATACCTGGGCGCCGCGCCGATGACCGCGACGGATGCACGGCTTGCAAGTGGCGCGTTGGCGCAGCTGCTGGACCGGATCTGCGGCGAGCGGAACTGGGGGCCGATGGTTGGCGCTCGTAACCTGATGCAGGCATACCCGGTCGGTGATCGGGGTCGGCAGCAGCGGATGCGGCGGGTGATTGCTGGTGAGCACGTGCTGAGCGCAGATGAGCTGGAAGGCGAGCTGCATGCCCTGGCGGAAATGATCCGCATTATCCGGCGGCTCAAGCCTGGTCTGTACGGACCACGTGAGCTGAGAGATGAGCTGATGTCTGGGAGCCCTCCTGGTCACGAGTGACGACGTAGAGCTGGCCGTGACCGTCCAGGTGTAGGGCGACCGGCTGGAAGTCGGGATCAGGGACGTGGGTGAGCATGCGCCAGGCGGCGTCGGCTTCGTCCTGGGTGGCGCAGTGGATACGGATCATGAGGGGTGAGGCCGATGTGCTGCGTTTTAGTGCAGAAATGCAGCAGCCGTTGCTATGCAGCAACTGCATGGGGGGGGGGGGTGCGTTTTCGCAACCGCAACGGTATAGTACGGGGAGCCACCACCACACACCACCATGTTTCAGAAGGCCACCAAGGAGGCCGCCAAGCTCCGGGCCGCGCTGTTCGGCCCGTCAGGAGCTGGCAAGACCTTTACCGCATTGCGGCTCGCGACCGGCATTGGCGGTCCCATAGCTGTTGTTGACAGCGAGCGGGGCACCGCATCGAAGTACGCCGATCGGTTTGATTTTGACGTGTGCAACCTGCCCAGTAAGCAGCACACGATCAAGGATTACGTGACCGCTATCAACGCTGCCGGCCAGGCCGGTTACAACGTGCTGATCATTGACAGCATGACTCACGCATGGCAAGAGCTGCTGACTGAGATCGATGCCATCGCTAAGGCCAAGTACCGGGGGAATACCTGGTCAGCCTGGTCTGAGGGGACGCCGAAGCAGAAAGCACTCGTTGATGCCATCCTTGACTTCCCAGGTCACGTGATTGCCACGATGCGATCGAAGACCGAGTGGAGCACCGAGCAGACTGGCGGCGGCAAGAGCAAGCCAGTGCGCGTTGGCCTGACGCCTGAGCAAGGCAAGGGAATCGAGTACGAGTTCGACATGCTGTTTGAGCTGACCACTGAGCACATGCTGACGGTACTCAAGGATCGCTCTGGGAAGTTCCAAGATCAGATCATTGAAAAGCCCGGCGAGGATCTGGGTGCCGCGATGGCGTCATGGCTTGACGAAGGTGCACCGCCGATGACGATGGCGCAGCAGATCATGGCGAAGGCCCGAGCTGTTGGACTGACCGAGCTAGGCCAGCAAGCGATGCTGGCGCAGTGCACTGGCAGCAGTACGGGCACGCTGGAGGGTGCCAAGCCGGCGGTGCTCCAGCACCTGATGAACCATGCGCTAAACACAGCAGGGATCATCCAGTCGTGGAATGCTGGGGCAGACAGCAGGACCGGGGCGGCGCTGGACCTGGGGAGCGCACCGGCGGCGGCACCGGCACCAGCTGCCGATGACTCTGTGCCGGCTGAGGTGTTCAGCGAGCCTGGATTCCCAGATCCCGACGAGCAGGACGACCCGGACGACCTGCCAGCAGCATGGGCGGCCTGATCGGCTGCCCTGCTGCGATGCTGTTTAACAACCACAACACCCACCATGAACGCTCTAGTCCAGACCCTGCTCCGCGCCCAGACCTACAGCTTCCGTGGCCGACTGGCTGCCGACCCTGAGATCAAGTACCTCGCCAACTCCATGGTGGCCAACGCCAAGATTGCAGTTGATAACCCTGAAAAGAAGGGTCGTGATGACGGCAAGGAGCCTGATTGGCTGAAGCTTGAAATCTGGTTTGAGGCAGCCCAAGAGTTCGCCAACAACGCCAAGAAAGGCCAGCTGATCGACTGCACCGGTCGGATCCGTTTCGAGTCATGGACCGATAAGCAAACCGGCGAGCCCCGCCACCAGCCGGTACTGAAGCTGCACAGCTGGGCGCCGGTTGACACCACCGCGCCGGCCACCGCTGCCAAGCCTGCTGCAGTACCTGCTGCCGGTGGGTCGGTGTGGGAGTCGAGCGCTAGCGACATCAACGAAGACGACGTTCCCTTCTGACCCATGCCGAAAATCGACACCATCCGCCAGCAGCTGAACGACCTGCTGGCCTACATCGAAACCGACCGCCAAGCCCTCGCCGCCGAGCAGGCCGCCGTGGCCCGTGCCACTGAGGCGCTGCACGAATCCCCGGCGCTGCAGGCTGCCCTATCCCAGGGCCAGGAGCTGATGCGCGGCCGGGTGCTGATGCTGATCGATCACCAGCTGGGGATGCTCAGGGAATCGCCCACGGCGGTGCTGCTGCGGGCGCTGCGGCAGCAGGTGAGGGAGGTGGAGTTGTGAGCACCATCACGATGTGGTGCCTCTCGTGGGGCGAAATCAAGCCCGTCCCCTGCACCAAGGTCACAGCCGGTTTCGTGTGGCCTGCTGAGCGCAACGGCCGCCGCGAATCCCGATCAGGCAGCTGGGCCAGTTACCACGAAACCTGGGCCGATGCCCACGCCGCGATGCTGGCCAAGGCTGAGCTCGAACTGGACGCCGCCCGTAGCCGGCTCGAGCGTGCACAAAACGAGCACGGCCGAATCCAGGCCATGAAACCACCGGCCGATGCGGAGGTATCCCAGTGACCCTCTGCATCCTCGCTGGCATGGTCGAAATCATCGCCGTGCTGGCCATCGTCGGCACCGCCACCCTGGCCACGTCGCTGTGGTGGGCGCTGTGTGAGCGGTTGGTGGGGGAGGGGATTGATGCCTGACAACACCCTGCTAGGCCGCTGCACCGTGGCCTATGAAGAGGCCTTTAACGATGCACTGCAGGCCTGGCCCGACGCCTCAGCCCGCCGCCGTGGCGTGGCTGCCGTAATCGAGCATCTGGCCGCTGAGCTGCTGGTGATGCACCAGCGCAATGAGGGCCGGCTGTCGGCGCACGACGCAGCGCGGATGCTGCTGGAGGATCTGCGATGACCACCTACGCTGAGTTCCTAGACCGCAAGCTCCACACCGGCGCTGACCACGGCTTCGATCCAGTGTTCATGCCGCCGCAGCTGTTCGACTTCCAGCAAGCCCTAGTCGAGTGGGCTGTCCGCAAGGGCCGCGCCGCAATCTTTGCTGACTGTGGTCTGGGCAAAACCGCCATGCAGCTCACATGGGCTGAAAACGTGGCGCGTCACACCGGCCGCCCGGTGCTGATCCTGACCCCGCTGGCCGTCGCCGCGCAGACCATCCGCGAGGGTGAGAAGTTCGGCATTGAGGCTCACCGCTCCAGCGATGGCAGCGTGATGGGGCGGATCGTGATCACGAACTATGACAGGCTCCACCTGTTTGATCCTGCTGATTTCGGTGCGGTTGTCTGCGACGAATCCAGCATCCTCAAGTCGTTTGACGGGGCACGCCGTAACGAGATCACCGACTTCATGCGCAAGGTGCCCTACCGGCTGCTGGCCACCGCCACCGCCGCGCCCAATGACTTCATTGAGCTGGGCACCAGCTCCGAGGCCCTCGGCTACATGGGCCACATGGACATGCTGGCGCGGTTCTTCAAGAACGACCAGAACAACCTGACTAGCCGGCGGATGTACGGAGAGGCTCCTAAATGGCGCTTTAAGGGGCACGCTGAGCAGCCGTTCTGGAGATGGGTCACCAGCTGGGCCAGGGCCTGTCGCAAGCCCTCAGACCTTGGCTTTGACGATGGCCGCTTCATCCTGCCGCCACTGAATGAGATCGATCACCTGATCGAAACCAGCACGGTGCCGGAGGGGATGCTGTTTGCCATGCCTGCCACCGACCTACGGGAGCAGCGGGCAGAGAAGAAGCGCACCGTTCAGGAGCGCTGCGAACAGGTCGCGGCCATGGTCGCCACTACGGGCAAACCCGCTCTGGTGTGGTGCCACCTGAACGAGGAGGGGAACCTGTTGCAGCAGCTAGTCCCCGATTCAATTCAGGTCTCTGGATCTGATCGGGATGACGTGAAGGAGTCAAGGCTGGTGGACTTTGCGGAAGGTCGCGCCAGGGTGCTGATCACTAAGCCCAAGATCGGCGCATGGGGCCTTAACTTCCAGCACTGCAACCACATCACGTATTTCCCATCTCACAGCTTTGAGCAGTACTACCAGTCGGTCCGCCGATGCTGGCGGTTCGGCCAAAAGCATGCCGTCAAGGTTGACATCATCCTGACGGAAGGGGAGCGGCGAATCATGGAAAACCTCAGCCGCAAACGGCAACAGGCTGAGCAGATGTTTTCCAATCTGGTGACAGAGATGAACCACTCCATCGCCATCAGCAAGCCCACCTACAACACCACCACTATCACCCTGCCGCCATGGCTGTAATCACTGACCGTTACGCGATCTATCACGGCGACTGCATCGAAGTGATGCAGGGACTGCCGAGCGAGTCCGTTCACTTTTCGATCTATTCCCCACCGTTCGCCGGCCTGTACGTCTACAGCTCAAACGAGCGGGACATCAGCAACAACAACGACTATGATCAGTTCTTGCTTCACTACGGCTATGTGGTTTCACAACTGCATCGCCTGACACTGCCTGGCAGGTTGACCGCTGTTCACTGCTGCGACATTCCAACCGGCAACAGTGGACAGGATGCGCTGTTTGATCTGCCGGGCGCGATTGTGCGTTTGCATGAGCAGCACGGATGGCACTACGTGGCCCGCCACACCATCTGGAAAGAACCGCTATGGGTGCGCAATCGCACGATGGTGAAGAACCTGGCACATAAGACGATTGTGGATGATGCAGCTTTTGCTGGTGTTGCATCCGCTGATTATCTGTTGATCTTCCGCCGCAGCGGAGAGAACAAGATCCCCATCGCCAATCCGACCGGGCTTGACCATTACGCTGGAGAGTGTCCCATTCCGCAGGAGCTGCACCGCTATAAAGGCTGGAAAGGTAAGCAAACCGAAAACCGTTTCAGCCACTGGATCTGGCGTCGGTATGCCTCATCTATCTGGGATGACATCAACATGGGCCGGGTTCTGCCGTTCCGTGATGGCAAGGATCCTGACGATGAAAAGCACGTTCACCCGCTGCAACTGGATGTGATCGATCGTGCTATCTGCCTGCGGTCAAACCCCGGCGAGACAGTGTTAACTCCATTTATGGGTGTGGGCAGTGAGGTCTACGGGTCGGTGTCGCTAGGCCGCCGTGGTATCGGAATCGAGCTGAAGGAGTCTTACTTCAACCAAGCAATCAAGAACATGGAGATCGCCGTGGAGGACACCCGCGACCCTGACCAGGGCAGTCTGATCAACCTCGATGAGATGGAGACCGCCTAATGGAAACCCGCCGCCTAACCATCTGCCTCACCCTCCCTGAGGTTGAGGCCCTCCGCCGCCAGCTCCGGCCTGGCGAGGGGATGAACGATCTGCTCCGGCGGATCGTGAACGACCGACTCCACAACCCCACCTCCCGATGAGCACCACCACCAGTCGCATCCCCCTGGCCCAGGCCGAGGCCATCGCCGTGGGGGTGATGGAGCAGCTCGACCCGCACTGCGAGGTGATCAGCCTCGCCGGCAGCATCCGACGGCAGCGGCCCACGATCGGCGACATCGAGATCGTCTGCGTGCCGAAGCCCTACGACCCCTCGCCCCTGTTCGCCAGCGGCCTAGCCACCGTGGTGAACCAGTGGCCGAAGGTGCGGGGGGAGCTCCCATGCAAGTACACGCAGCGGATTCTGCCCGAGGGCATCAAGCTCGACCTGTTCATGGTTGAGGCCGATGGCTACGGCCTGCAGCGGGCGATCCGCACTGGCTCCGCAGAGTGGAGTCACCAGGTGCTGGCCAGGGCCTGGGTGCGTGGCGGGTTCCACTCCGAAGGCGGTCTGCTTCGGCGCGCCGACGGATCGGTGGTGCCAGTGCGCACCGAGCCAGAGCTGTTCCGCCTGATTGGCCTGGCCTGGGCGGACCCTCGTGAC